TGTACTTTAAGCCCTGTAAACGTAGCATCATATCTTCTACCCATATACCCTTCTGATAATTCTAAAGTATAGTGAGCTACGGTATATCCTAACGATACAGGCATAGCGCCTAAAGCAGTTAACATCCAACTTTTACCTCCTCCCGGATTACCGAAAATAATTCCTACATCTCCTGCTCCTAATCCTCCTTGTAACAACTCGTTAACGTGAGGCCAAGGCGTTGGTATAGGGTTTCTATCTTCTGCTCTATAACGAGTTTCAGTATCTTTCTCGTACTCATGACCTAGGTTTTTATCCATACCAGCTTTTAACGCTGAATCGATTAAATACCTGATATCATCGTACTGTCCTTTTTCTAATAAGTCAACTGAAGACATTAATGCTTTCTTTAGTTGCTGGTTCTTACAGAAATTAGCAAACTCCTGCTCTACATACTCTTGGTCTTCGTTAGATGCTTTATAAGCTTCTTTTAACTGTTCAATAACAGATACTTTTAATACCTCGTTATCAATTTTTTTAACCTCTACCTGTAATGCATCAAGAGAAGGTGTAGTATGGTACTTGTAGTGGTATTTTAAAATCTCTTCTATAATCCACTTATGTGCAGGATTATCAAAATACTCTTCTTCTAGTATGTCGTGTATGTTCTGTAAAAATTCTTTATGTCTTAGTAAGCTTGATAACACCTTTACCTGAAAGCCTACACCGTATTGATTCAACTGATTTAAAACTGCCATAACTGATTCTCTTTATTCTTTAATATAGTAAACTATTCTTGATTTTTCAACTCATACCCCGTTAATTTTGCAAAAGTTTCACTTAACCATATTTGAGGACTAAGTAAAGTTTTACCTAACAAGTCTTCATTATATAATTTTACAAACTTAGTAGGGTCGTAACCGTTATTTGGGTTATTTAATAAGTGGTCTACTACAGCTTTATCTTCTTCTGGTATATTTGGATTATGTAGATCCATTAACTTCCTGTTTATATCTAATTGGTAACTGTAATTGAGTATGTCACCGTAATGCTTACTCTTTGCTATATTTTGTTTTGCATGTTCTAGTAAAACTACCAGTCTAAATTTCTCTTCTTCTTTTAATTGAGGAAAAAGCTTTATTAACGTCTTTGCACCAATACCTTTTACCCCTGGTACATTATCACCTTTATCTCCTAGTATAACTTTACCTACTAAAAAGTTTTGAGGTGTAATTCCGTACTCTTTTACTACTCTAGCCGGGTCGTAGATTATTTTCTTAACTGGTGAGTACACCGATATCTTATCTGATACGAGCTGTAAGTAATCTTGATCGGTAGAAAGTATAGTTACCTTTTCAGGAAACCTAGTTGCAAGGTATCCAATAACGTCATCTGCTTCAATTTTATCTATTGCAATTAAGTCAACAGGTAAGCACTTTAAATAAGCTACTAAACGTAAGATCTGATTAGTGATAGATTCAGATTCTTCTTCTTGACTATCAAATGCATCCCAGTTTGAGATCTTAGTAATGTGTCTATTAGCTTTATACTCCGGATAAAGGTACCTCTTATTTGTCGAACCGCCAACACCGTCAAAAACTAAAATAACCCTAGTGGGTTGTAATTGCTTTATAACTGCGCCGACTGACTTTAAAAATCCTCCTAATCCTCCCACGTGGTTTCCTGCTGGATTGATATGATGTATTGCTACAAAACTACGTAGAAAGGTATTTAATGAGTCAACAATTAAAACCCTGCTGTTTTTATGTAAATCTTCAGGCTTTTGACTCTCCATTTCCGCGAACATCTTCTTGTAATCCATTCTTTTTTTGTTTTGCGATTGGATTAGCTAGTCTATCGGCTATCCTCTCTGTTACTATTAACACATCCCTTTCTGTAGGTACATAACTATTCATTAACTCACGTGGAACACCGTCCCAGCAGTCTTCGTAGTTCTGCACATTAAAGCCTCTATTAATACACTCGTTATAAAGGCTAACGTACCGTTCTTTTAGATAGCCAAGCTTGTCATAAAAAAACGATACGTGTCCTTTACCTAAAGTAAATTGGGGTGGAACACCCTTAAGGTTGTACTTACCTTTGGAGACAACGTTAGGAATACGTTTGATCTCTCTATGCTCTGCAATTAAATGCTTATTGGTCAACTCACGGGGCGGAACCCCGATATTAATTCTAGTCATAACATTTATTTATCTAAAGATACGACTATTCTTCTGAAGCGTCAAAAATATCTTTATTATCTTCGTCAGTTTCGATAATTACATCGAAATCGCTAGCACCTAAAGTCTTTAACCAGTCTTTTGAGTACTGCTTCTTATAAGCGTCGATAGCTTGCTTAGTATCGTCAATAAAACCGTGTGCAGTCATAATAACTCTACCGGCAGATGTTACATCATTAACGTGGTTTTTATCGCAACTAACTTTAGTACGCTTTGCAAACTCTACATCCTTACCGTTCTTAGTAGCTTTGATCTTATTTGTACCTGAACTAGTAACGTTACCGAAAGTAACGATTAACGAAGCATCAAAATACATCGTATCTCCACCCTTATTTTTCATCTTAGGCTGTGCCATGATGTTTTCTGCTTTAGCTACCCAGATTTTATTTACTGCTAGCATTGAGTTAGTATAAGGTTGACTCTCTTTACGTGATAATACGATTTTCTGGTTAATGAAGTTACCAAATGTCTTAGACATAGCACCTGCATTCCACTCATTATTATTCTTATTAGAGTTTACAGACATTTCACAAGGTATACTACCTACTGAATCCCATAAAAATAATAAATCATAAGGTAATTTACCGTTCTTCTGTTCGTCTAATAAGTCTGCAATAAATGCACCTACGTCTTCAATAGTATTCAATCTCTCTCTATCGATATACAAGAAAAATCCCTTGTAATCTTTTACTACTCCGTCTTCATCAGCAACCTCATCGAATTGTAATCCCATTTGCTTAGCATGCTCCCAATTCCATTTCATCTCTGTAATAATGAAGACAGGTAAGACGCCCATTTTCTGGGCGCTTACTGCTGCTTCTAGAAGAGCTGTTGTCTTACCTGTATCAGAGTGTCCTCTTAATAAGGTAATATGTCCTTGTGGTACACCAGGAATAGATAAACAATCTTGAAAGGCTTTTGATAAAGGAATCCATTTTTGTTCTTTCATCTTAATAGATGTACTAGATAAGTTTTTTGCTTCTTTGAAGCTATCTAGATTAAAGGTACCTTTTAGAGCACCCGCTATACTCTCATTAAGAGAAGCTTTAGTTCCTTTTGCCATGTAATTGTTTATTTAAATAATTCGTCAAACTCGTCGTCAATGCTTGCTTTAGGTTTAGCGTTTAAAGCAAACGATGCTGGTTTATTAGCAGGAGCTGGTGCTTCTACTACAGGTACTGCAGGAGCTGCTGGTTCATCAGTAGCAGCTTCAGGGTGTAACCAACTTAACAAAGATTCTTTCATCTCATCATAAGAATATTTCTTAAAGATAGTGAATACCTCTGGTTGAGTATTTAACCACTTTTCTACTTCTGCTGCATCCTCTGATAAAGGAGTTGTTTTAGTACGAACACGTACTTTAGATTGGTTATAACCAGTACCGTTAGCAGCTGCATCAGTAGTTTCGATCGTAATATCACGACCTTCAATTACGTCTGTGTAATCTCCTACATCAGGATCGTCAGCTAATGATAATAATTCAGCATAAATTTGCTTACCGAACTCCCATAAACGTACACCCTTCTCTTCTTCACCTCTAACGATGACAGGAGCGAATACACGCATCTTTGGTTCTAATTTCTTAGACATAACCCAGTTTTCTTTATCCCCTGCTGTAGCTAATTGCTTAGCAAACTCAACAATTGGATCTTTTTCACCGAAGTTAACTAATGAAATCATAGTACGGTTACCAATACCGTAATGTACTAGTACTTCCTTAAAAGGATTTGATCTGTCCCATGTTGCAGGAACGATACGAACGCTGTGCTTACCCACAGTAGGCTTCCATAAAATCAAGGACATGTCTCTTTTTTGACCGCCTGACTTTTGGTTCTGTAACGAGTTAAGTTTCGACTTAATCGCAGATAGGTCCATTGCCATAACTTATTGTTTTAGTTTAAAATTTACTTTATAAGGAAATGTAAGTAGAAAAATCCGAACTAGCAACTTATAAGTTAACTATTTTGTGGATTTTTGTAGAAAGTTTTCTAAGATCATCGCCTTGAGTTAAAAGTACAGTATTTCTGTAATTCTGCCATTCTACTCTAAAGGACGTGTCTAAGATTCCCTCGTTTAGGGATTTAATTAGAAGGTTCAAGCTATTAATCGTATACAACGTATTAGTTTCCTTCTTTCTATGTAAAAGTATCGTATTTGGAAGTACTCTCGTACTAGTACTTTGAACTTCAATATTGTAAGTGCACAAAAACTCGTCAGAATCTTCGGATTCCAATACGAATATCTTTCCGTACATAATTACATATTCGGATTTAATCGTATCTAAAACTTCTTCCAACTTGTCTTTAGGAGAGAATGTGCAAAATAACTTATTCTTCAATTGATCTTGTGTTAACTGTATAAATTCCATAATAAATAGTTCGTTCTTAGTGTTAAAAGTTATAGTTGTTGCTTTTTTTAGCTTTTACTTTATATCCGTCCTCTTCTAATATATCTTTAATATGAGATAGTGTACCTTTTCCGTCTGATACTGCATAATCGATTAGTATTGAATCATATACAACTAAGAGTACTTTGCTTTGTTTATCTTGCAGATAGTTTTTTAGCTTATCTAGTTTTTTAACGTTATTTACTGTCTCCAAACACTGAATATAGTAGTTAAAAAGCTTTTGAGGATTAGCATTTTCTTGAATAAGTTTTCTACCGTTCGGTAACTCTAAAAAACCATTATTTGTATAGAAAGTCCACATAGCTCTTACTGTATGGTATACGTCTTCAAAGAATTCAATGTGCATATATTCATCTTCTACTCCGTTATACATCTGCCTAAAGGTAATTTTCTTAGCTTCTTGATATTCATCGGACGTTAATTCGTCTTTTTTAAAGTATTGTTTACCTAAGTACTTATGAATTGATTGATTCTGCGGAATATCAGTATGCATTGCATCGGCAATCAACCTTATGTGGTATCCGTCGAAGTCAAACTCTACAAAAGCATCGTTTTCTGGTATAAAAGCTGTTCTAGAACCGTTCTCTTTATTAAAAGCGAGAAAGTTTATGCTATTAAATGCATTAGTAGGACGTGAAGTAATGTTATATAGGTTATAACTTGAATAAACCCTACTATCCCTTAGAGATCTACCCTTCCAAGGAGTTTCAAAGTACTTATCAAAGAGCTTTTCATCTACTAAGATTCCCTGCTCTTCTACCCATTTATATACCTCTGTATATTTGCTCTGCCATTCGGCATTTAACTCTCTTCCTACGTAGTCTTTAACCATCTCAAACATACATTCACACCTTTCATAATGTTTTGAGATTGGAATAAGAGTATTTACTTGCGGGGAGTATTTTAGCTTTTCGTAGAAGTCTAAATGTACCGGAGTATAGCAATTAAAATCCTGTATTTTACCTTCTACATCTAAGACAGTGAAGTATAAGTCGATTGAATTAGGTAAGTCTAGGTAATAAGAATGCCACTTCTTATCTAATAGGTAGACTTTAGGAATACCTTTTAAAAAGGTCTGAATTTGATCAATAGGAAGGGAAAAGGCTTCTGAATGGTTAATTGGAATAATATATCCTTTCTCAAAATCATTATAATATAAGACGCACGGTGTAGTTAAAGCAGGATGAGTATGTTCGGACATCGACATTAACTCGATAAAGCATTTTTCTGGTCTAGGTAGCTGTGAAAGCTGCTCTGCTGTCTCAATAATGAAATACATAACTTTTATTTAGAGTAAAATAAGTAACTTTTTTTAAAGAAGCAACTTTTACGGGGTTATACGCGCAAATTTAACATAATCTCCTCCAATAAATTCTATAATACCTCTAAAGCTTTTTTGTTTAGCTTCAGTTACGCGTTTGTTTGTACTGAAAACTCCTCCTTTAATCTGGTATTGAGAGATTCTCGTATCATTTAACGGTCCGGTTAATTGCCAAAGCATATCCATAGTCTCATACCCCAATACTGTATTACTAACATTACCGTTCTGTATCTTAGTCCAATCAAGCTGTGATATTTCAATTACATAGCCAGGACCGCTTACGTTCTTAGCAAAGTACCTTGTAAAATAACCTCGTGCATAATCAGAATCTAAAGGTATAGGGTAGTACGGAGCAAGGGAAGTTAATTGTGCATCGATAGAAGGAGAGTCAGTTGCTTGTTTTACTAAATTAAGTGCTACATAATCGTTTGCAAAAGCTGAATTAGCGCCTCCTATTTGGCTATTTCCCCTTGGGGCTGTTTTGCGAAATAAAGGTATGCTCTCTCCTAATACCGGATCTATTCCGGTAAAAGCTTTATTGTTATAGGTTTCGTAATATCTTCCGCCGTACGGTTCTCCATCAGGAGTAACAAACTCATTTCCTCTTGTGTATAAGTTTGTTTTTATTCGAGTTAAAGGAAAATACTTTAGTGGCATAATCTATAATTTTGACTTTACGAATCGTTTAAAATCTCCTATAGTTATCGTATCTACCCCCGGTTTCTTGTTGCTCTCTTTCGCTATTGAAGGATTGTCTCTAGATACAGCAAGGGCATATGTTGTACTTCTATCAGATCCTATTATATAATCATCGTTATTTGCTTTTATAGCAGACAAAGCTGCTGGGTAGAATATAGCACCGTAGAGTACATATATGCTGCCTCCTTTAATGTCTCGTTTGTAAGAGCTTAAGAACTTATCAACTACGTCTAACTGGTCTATTGCAGACATTGCTTGTATTTCCTCTAAAGTTTTACCTAGAGACGTTTCAGTGATACGAGTAAACTGTATTAGTCCGGTTGCAAATAACCTATACCCTTGTGCAGGCTGGTTTAATGCTCTGTACGTAGCTCTATCCTTTTCAGGGTAATATAGGTATAAGGATTTAGCTGGATTTAGACCGCTTTCTGAATTCATTACCTTAAGTAGGTCTTCATCGCTTATGTCGTATTTATCAGTAATAGTTTTTAGTTTAGCTCTAAACGCTTGATCATTGTATAGGGCGTTTCCTCTTAAGTTACCTCCGCCTCCACTACCTAGAGGTACAGTATCGTAGGAAATTAATTTTCCTATAATGTCTGCAGCTTTTGGTATCTCAGCTTTTTCTCTCAATTTAATCATTTGACCTTTTATCTTAGTTAGCCATTCGTTATTTTGAATTGTATGAGTAAGACCAGTAACAATAAAAGCTATCTTTGCAAGACCGTTTTTACCTCTTAGAGATAAAGGCAGTCTATTTTGCGGTACGGTAAAGGCGTTACCCATTATGATCCCGCTAATACCGTCTAGAGTCATTTCTAATTCAGCGGGAATAAAAGGCGCTGCAGATACTATTGGATCCCCTGATTTAACTTTAGACATTCTTTCAATGTAGTAGTTTTTAGCGAGGTCAATTATCTCCGGATTAAGTAGAAGGTTAGAGTATACAGTAGTAACGTGCCAATTAAACATTTGAGCTGCTTTTTCGTCGTTACTTAATTCGTTATTTTTAGTATTAACATTTGAACCTGCATTACCGTTAGTAGCGTCTTGTATATAAGGCTTATATCTATCTTCAAAATTAGAATTTAAGTAGCTAAGTGAAGAGTGGTCTGTCGCGTTAACTGATCCTGTTGCTGCTTGAGCAGATATTGCTATCATACTTGCCATCTTAGTAGACATAACAGATCTTAGCTGAAACTGTCTAGCTAAACTTAGCTGTCCTGCTACCGGTAGTTCTTTTGGATCGCTAGAGATGGGTATTAGTCCTGAAAGTTTTGCTTGGTTTCCTTCGGTTAATTTAGAGTTATATACACTTGCTTGTAGTATGTTAGACTCCTCTACTAAGCTCGGTACCCACTGGTCGTCTTGAATCTGTATAGTATTTGAATCGTCTCTATAAGCTACTCTAAAGCTATTAGTATTTCCTAATGCTTTATTAACATCTGTTAAGATTTTTTTCAAGAAAGGCTCTAATCTAACAGCATGTTCAGGGTCTGATCCTGTAAAGCTTACTATTTGTCCGAGTAAGTAATCAACGTTTAACATTACGTTCATTATCTTACCTTGATAAGCATTATCTCCTTTGAAAGGAAAACCTATCTCCTTGAGCTTGTTTGAAATTACATTAATTCCACTTCCGGGATCAAAAAAAGGTTTTGCGTCTTTTTTAACACTCCAGCTCTTTACTATATCTTCAGGAAAGATAGCCTGGTATTGAGTTAAATCTGATTGAACATCAATTAGGCAAACAGTAGGATCAACAGATAACTGCTGTGGAGAGGTTAGGCAAAAATTAGTCTCTGGATTAAAATCTATATAGACGTACGGACGTTTTGGAGTGCCAGTAGCTGGGTTGTTATTAGTTGGTATTTTGGATTCAGGTGAATCATAAATTAAGCACATATTGTTTAAGAAAGCTAACAAATATCCAAGTGAAATATATACTGGTGCTCGTAGCTTAGTGGCTTCAGCATCTGATCCTCCTTGATTATAAGCTACTATAAAAGCTGTACAGAGTTTATCAAACTGTACTGGAGGTATGTTATTGTATAGAGTAGGATCAATCATTAACTGTCCGTTAAATCCTTTAGCTGCATACTGTACTAAGTTAAACTCCGACGTAGAAGGATTAGGTATTTTATTAGGAATACCTTTTTCATCTAGGATTCCGTTCATGATACCTTCTTGAAAAAACTTACTTGTCGCTTCCTTTATATCTACCGACTGATAGTTTTCATTACTTCTACCTCTTGCTACCTGTGCAGATGCCTGTATAGTAACTAGCATAGCCTGTAGTGCTGATGAAAATCCGGTAGCAGTTTCTTCTTGCTCAGTATTAGTTTTATTTACAGTTCCACCTGTATCTCCAGTATTAGCAGATGTTGCTGGAGTTTTAATAGGTTCGCCTATTGCTTCACCGGCTGTCACCTCTTTTAAGAAGCCTGGATTATCAGTAGTTACCTTAAAAGTAATAGGTACGTCTTTGAGACTTTTGTCTCCGTTGGATCCTGGATTTACTGCTGTAGCGGTTGCTTTGTTAGAATCGCCTCCATTATATGTAGCTGTAACGGTGCTAGTAAAGGTGCCGGAGATTTTGAATTCCTTGCCGTTCCCTTCTGTATAGGTTACGTTAGATAGTTCTCCTCCTGAATTTATCCAAGTCTGCAATTCATTTAGTACCTGTGTTCGTGTAGGTCTGAAGCTAACTTCATTATAAGAAGCTTCTATCGTAGTAAAAGAGTTCGAACCGCCTTGCGGTTTTCCTGCAACAGAAAATGCATATATTACAGTTGCTTTCCCTTGAGGAAGCGGATCACTAAGCGCTATGTCTACATTTTCTTTTCCTACACCAAAAAAACCTAAAAAGTTACCGACTATAGGATTAGCTGCTGCAAGAAACGCTCCTGCTGCAGTAGTGGCCTCTATAGTGCTTGTCTTTAAGCTAAAGTAATTAGCTATGTTACTACTAAAACCTTGCTGTCCTAAACGAGTATTCTGCGTGTTTATATCTCTTTGTACATCGGGACTCTGTGTATTCTGTACTGTGAGAGAATTAGCTATAGCGTTGTTGAGTAGAGCAGTATCAAATTTAAACTTAGTTATATTTTTAAAACCTCTAAATCCTATTCCAGGAACGTTAAGATAGAGGCCTTGGTATTTTGCTGCTACTTGAGTTGCAACGTTCGGATCTTTGTTTTTATTAAAAGTAACGTAGTAGGAGTAGTTTGCCGGTTTTACTGTGCCTGCTACAGTAAAGTACGAAAATTGAGATTTGTCTTTATAAACTGCTATACCGTAGTCTCGTAAAAACTCATTAAAGTTGTTAGTAGCTGGATAGGTGTTGTATTTAACAGCGAGTGCTTGTAGCTGCTCGGGACTTTTAGGTAAAGGATCTAAGGTAATGCTTACAGCGCTGCCAGGCGGATTTGCTTTTATAAAGTCGAGCTGTTTTTGTAGCGCAATTCGTATTGCTTCTATTTGAGCTAAGGCATCTTTATTCTTTAAGTACTGCTTTAATGTTCCTTTAGGGAGCTTATATGCTTGGTTGATTCTCATAGAGTCCATTACGGCTCCTAACCCTACTAGTTTAACAGTACAATCATATCCTGCATCTTGATTCATAGCCCACGTAAAATTAGACACTACACCTAACATACCGTCGTAATTACCGAAACTATTTCGAGCCTTTAATGCAATAGCTTGCTGTATTTGTTCTTTTCTCTTTTGAGGCTTAAACGGATCGTCGATTCCATAGACATTACGTTGAAATCCGCCATTATTTTCAAAATACTGCGTATGTCCCCATTCCAGTAGCATTGAATAACCTAGTCTAAAATATAAAGCTTCAACTACATCTAGCTGATCCATATTCCAAACTTTAAATTGAATCGTAGCTTGTCTTAAAGATCCGAGACGTCCTGTGGTTTCTATTTGAACTGAAGTTAATCCAGGCATTGGCCTGTACCCTAACTCTTGTGTTCCTCCTAATCCGTATGCTCCATCTGGACCAATCCCGGATCTTAGTTCGATTCCGTTTCCTTTTTGTTTAGAGGTACCTGCTTCTAGTATCCAGTTCTTCGCTAACCCATCTGGCGTGCTGTAATTTACCCCTAAATCTCTATAAACTAATCCAAGTACGTCGTTACTAATATTAACAGAAGATACAAGTCGTGCCCATGATGTTTTATTGGCTAAAAATAAGATATCTTCGTTCGATCTATTAAGCGTGCTATTATGGGCAGCTCTCTGATAGAGTTGCAACAAAACATAATCGCTAAACGGGGCACCTATGACGTTAGATAGCTTTATATTAGTATCGCTAGTAGCCATTATTTACTAAATTATAATTACTTAAAATTACTTGTATATCAGTAGGGATTCTTAATTGTATACCGATAGGAGGGTATATAGAATCACCGGGTAATGCGTTTGCTGATGCGATAATCCACCATAGACTTGAGTCTTGGTAGAAATCAAGAGCTATTAAATCTAATCTATCATCTACAGTTGTAATAACGTAGTAATCATTATTAGTTGGTTGTATTTGCGGGTACGTATTAGTTTCATAATAGGTACTTCCTGTTACATTTAACTTAGTAGTTGGTATGTTTTGATATCTTGATTGCATAAAGTATTATAGTTAAGCGTAAAACTGATCTGTTGAGGTAGTATTAGGGTTAGGAACAGGAGTTTCTTGTTCAGCATTAAGTAGTTCGTCCGATGTTGTTGGTGCTGCTGCTATTAAGATTGGATCTAAGTAGCGATCTTTGTTTACTATTAACGGTACAAACGGGTTAGCGTAATCTTGCTTTCTCGGTAATATATCCATAATAGGTTTAAAGCTACACTGTACTGTGACCATGTGCGGTAACTGTCTTACATCTCTTTCGTCGAATTCAGCTAATGCAATCTCCCAAGGTGTATTACTATTGTCAATAGTTACGTTTACATTTTCTAAGAATCCTGGCATCCTATAAATATAATCTCCTATCGTCAATTTAACAACATTTCCACGCATTAAATTATACTCTGGAGAT